AGACCGCGATAATCCAGCGCCGCGACCCCGGCATCGATCCGCACCTTGCTCGTCACACCATCAATGGTGAAGCCCTGCTGTTGCTCCATGTAGGGCTGTTCAACGCCGTCCAGGTAAGCCACTTCGATGGTGTCAGCACCTTGGCGGGCGGCCTCATACCAGGTGACCGGCGAATCATCGTCCAGGCGTGGCTCGGCGATCACCGTGGCGAAATTGCGGATCGGGTTGTCGATGCCAGCATTAGTGTCGACGCCAGGCACCGACGCCGAGCGAATCAGTTGGTTGGTCTTGTCTTCCAGCGCCACCGGCACCAGGACAAACGCCGGGCGAATGTTCAGGGTGCGGGCCTTGCCACCCTCGACCTCGGTTTTCTGCAAGGCCATGGCGGTCTTGGCCTTGCTCAGCGCCTCAATCGACATATTGGCGCCGGTACCGGAGAACAGGTTGTTGCGCTCGGCATCGAACAGCGCTTTGCCGTCGCTCATCACCGGTGAATGGATCAACGTGTCATAGACCAGATCACCGATGGTGCCGCGCGCGGCCAGACCCATGTTGTAAGGCACCGTGCTCAACTGGTCGAGGTCATCGTTGATGATCGCCTGCCGGGTGATGCTGAACATCTCACCGTAGGTTGCCAGGCGGATTTTTTCGCCACGGTCATTGGTGGTGATGTACTTGTATTCAGCCCCTGGGCGAACTTCACGCAGGCTCGGAAACGCACCCATGCCGACCCGGGACGCCACCTTGAAGTCACTCAAGCGGCCCTTTTTGGTCCACAGGTGATAGGTTTCCGGCGCCTCGTCCCAGCCGAGCAGGACCGACTTGGCGGCACTGTCCACCAGGATGTTGCCGAAGTCGCTGGAGTCATGGGTGAACGCCAAGCCGACCATGGCCATCGGATCAAGGGTGGCCACTAGAATGCCGCGATCATGCAGCGAGGCACGGGCCAGCTCGCGCAGGCTCATGTGGTTATAGGCGTTGTCTTTCTGGTTTTCCGCCTGACCCAAACGGCCCGCCAGCGAGGCGCGCACCGAATCGCCGACCAGATTGCCATTGCTGATGTGGCCATGGTGGTGAGGTCCACCCGTTGGGGTGGTGGTCGAGCCCAGCGCAACCAGCAGTTTTTCCCGCGCCATCTCGGCCGTGCAGCTCAGGTCATTGAGACAGGTGTTGAGCAGCTCGGTGTGGCTGGTGACCAGCGAGCCGCAGAACGCGGCATTGATTGCCGTGCGGCGCGCCCCGTCCGCCGCCATGACCTGGGCGCGCATCTGATCCAAGGTCAGCGCGACCGGCGCCGGATCGACAACCGGCGCAGGTGTCGGGGCTGGAGCTGGGGCCGGTGCTGGGGTTGGAGCGGAAGCGCGCGGATTGAACAGATTTTGTGCCGAGGTAGGCATGTTGGTGAACTCCTGCATGCGTTTTGAAGTGAGTTGAGCGGCCGCCTTGAACGGATCGAGCACCTTGTCAGCGAAACCGGCCGCCACCGCTTCGTTGCCATCCATCCAGGTTTCCGCCTTGAGCAGCGCCTGAATGTCCTCGATCGCCTTGCCCGACTTGCGCGTATACGCCTGAATCAGCGTGCTCTCGACCTTGTCGAGTAAGTCGGCGTACTCGCGCATGGCGTCGGCATCACCTACCTGACCACCCCATGGCTTGTGAATCATCATCATGGCGTTGGCCGGCATGTTGATTTCATCCCCGGCCATGGCAATCACGCTGGCCATCGAAGCAGCGAGACCGTCGATGTACACCACCACCCGCGCCGAATGGCCGCGCAGCAGGTTGTACATGGTGGTCCCTTCAAACACGTCGCCGCCCGGAGAGTGAATGTGCAGGTTGATCTGAGACACGTCGCCGATGGCGGCCAAATCGCGGGCGAACTGTTTGGCGGTAATGCCCCACGCGCCGATTTCGTCGTACAGCATCACCTCGACCACCCCGCGCTGCTGCGCCGCACGGAGCGAGTACCAGCTTTCACCGGGCTTATTCGTCGGGGTTATCGAGGCCCTCGGCCTCATCATCGGCAGGCTTCGTTTTGTTTTGCTGTTCATTGCTTTGCGATTTTCCATAGGTCTCGTGATAGAAGTCCGAACTGAAGACCAGTCCCTGTTCCCGGTTGGTTTTGATTTCCGAAGCCCGGGAACGCTTGAGTTCCTGCGGATTGCGCTGCCGCGCCCGTGCCACTTCCGACTCATCGGCAAAGCCTGCCTCGACCAGAATTTTCCAGGCATTGGCCTCATGGATCGGGTTGATCCAAGGCATCACCGGCCCTTGATAAATCGCGCCGAACACGGTGTCCGGATCGACGTCGACCGGCACTTGGATCACCCCGCTGGCAATCGCCATGTGCAGCCATTCGCGATAGACCGGGCGACTCCAGTAATCGATAAATTCGTGCTGCAGCAGGTCATAACCTGCCTGCCCCTCGACCAGCTCCTGCCGTTGCGCGGAATAGGTGCCGTCATAACTGCGCGCCACACTGGAGTAGGTGCCCCGGGTGCCGGCGGCCACAGCCTTGAGCTGACCGTTGCGAAATCCTTCCAGAAAGGGGTTGGGCCGGTTGCTTTCGATCATGCCGACGTCTTCACCGGGCAGAAGACCGTCGAAGACCATACCGGGGCCGATCGGAATGCTGCGGGCGTCGATGGACTTGCCATTCACGGAAGACGTGACGGCGTAGTCCTCCGGCGTACCTTTTTTGATGTACATGGCCAGTGCCGCGCTGATACGTGCAGCAACCCGTTCGCTTTCCTCGTAATCCTTGATGTCCGCCAAACGAATCAGCACGGCATGCAGCAGCGGTTGCCCGCGGTTCTGACCGATGCGCTTGCGGTGCGCGATGTGAATCATCTGCTCGGCTGGCACACGTTTGGTGGCCTGGGTCAGTTGGTAACTGGCGGCATGTCCGGGGTGATGCTTGACCAGGTGATAAGCCCGGACCCGCCGCCACTGATTGCGCTCGATCCCCTGCACAATGCCCTTGGCTTCATCGTTGTATTCCCACGGCAGGTAATCCGGTTCCAGCAACTCCAAAGCGAAGGGCACCACGCTCAGATGCTCATAGCTGGGCACACGCCCCTTGAGCTTCTGCGCCAAGGCTTCGCCATCGCGCAGCCAAGTTCGGCACACCTGCCGCTCCATCTGCGGTCGGGACAGCTCGCCAGACGTTTCCGGGCGCAACGACCACTCGGCCCAGCGGGCCTTGATCTGCGCCGCAAACTCCAGATGCACTTCCCCGGCGTAACTCAAGGGAAACGGCTCGACCGCGATGCCCATGCCGCCCACCACTCGCTCTTCCAGACGATCGAACAAGCCAGTGACGATGTCGTGGTCTTCGTCCAACTTGCGGCACTGCTCGCGCAAAGAGCGCGCCGAACGCTGCAGCGAGCGGTCCGCGCTGGCGGATTGTTTTTTGGCTTGGTGGGTGCGGGTCGCCTGCGCCGCTTCAAAGGCCATGATCGTGCTACGGGCACGCAGACGGTCAGCCACCAGCCCGGGAAACACCGGGGCCAGCACGCGATCCAGCAGGTTCATCGGAATGTCGCCAAGGCGTACGGCGGCTGCCCCGCCGCTGCTGCCTGTTGTGCTCGCAGCCGGCGCTCCCATTCCAGCCGGCCGGCGCGGATTTCTTCCAGATCATCCATGATCAGTTTGCGACCATTGAAGAGGATTTCTTTGCCCTGCAGGATGGCTAATTCGGCCTCCAGATAACGGTCCACCATGTCTTGAGCGGTTATAGCCATGCGCCTTGCCCCGTATTAAGCCAGCCACCCGACTCGGCGGGCTGGTCGGATGATTGTTCAGGCTCTACCTCAGGCACCGACACCGTGGCCGGTGTCAGAGCGGCAACGGTGGCCCGTTTGCTCTCCTGCTCGTGACTCATCGGCACAGCCCAAGTGCCTGACGGCAACTGCTGTGCGAGCAGGTCGAGATTCATACCAAAGCGCTGCTGCGTTATGCGTAACGCCGCCAAGGCGTACACCAGGCAATCGAGCGCTTCGTTTCGTCGCCCGCCGGCGTCCCAGCGCTGGACGCGCTGGTGTTTGACGATCACCCACTTGCGGCGCTCGGCAGTCAGTTGCCGCAACTCGTCTTCGCCGCAAATCATCTCGTTGGCCGGCAGATGGATACAGCCAGGCACAGGCGCACCCGAACCGTCCGGCTGCATCTTGAGGCGGCCATAGATCAGCTCTTTGGCATTGTCGGTACCCACTTCGACCAGATACGCACGTCCGCCTTTGACCTTGGTTTTCTTACGCGGCCAGGTCGCAATCGGCTTGCCGTAGGTCGAGGCACCGAACACAGGGATCACCCATTGGGTGCCGTGCTTGATGCATTCCTCACGCACTTCATCGCAATAGTGACCACCTTGGTCCCAACACCAACGCTCGACGCCCATCACCGTGCCATCC